AAAGCACAAGAATAAGAACACCTACCTTAGGAACGCTTGCGTTACTTGGTGTGCCCGGCTGCTGGGCAGAACGTTATCGGAGTCGTGCCCGGGATTGGCGTTCTAAGTGAGCACTTTTATAAAGACTGTATGAAGATAGCACTATTCTTGCATCAGCCTAAGTGCTCAGTAGAATCTGGCAACGGCATTCTCCAAGCACTACAACCATACCATAGTTTCAAAATATTTACACGATGGCACCTTGACGCTGATTTCTTCGACGATGTGGACATGGTTGCGATCCCAGGCGGTATTGGAGATGCAAATAGTTTTGATCATTTGCTGGCACATAACGGCAAGCGCATTAGAGAGTTCGTTAGCCGCGGTGGCAAGTACTTAGGTATATGCATGGGAGCATATTGGGCAGCAAAAGACTACTTCAATATATTAGATGGAGTAGAAGCAGTACAATATATCACTCGCCCCAATACAGATACACGTAGACCGCATGCTAAAGCCCTGTCTGTTACGTGGCAAGGACAACAAGAAAAGATGTACTTCTACGACGGTTGCGCATTAGTGGGAGATAATACAAAATTTAAAACTGTAGCAACTTATTCTAACAACGATCCTATGGCTATTATACAAAACAATATAGGATTAATAGGATGCCATCCAGAAAGCCAACCTAGTTGGTATAATGAATATCACAGCTGGATGAAACCGCACTATCACGGTGGGAAACATCATGAATTATTACTAGATTTTGTTAACGATCTAAGTAATAAATAAACTCATGAATATAATAATTGCAATCTTAATAATGACGCATATCACAATATTATGTGTTACGTTGTACCTACACAGAAGCCAAGCACACAGAGGATTAGAATTTCACCCAATCTTAAGCCATTTTATGCGTTTTTGGTTATGGATGACCACAGGAATGACTACCAAGCAGTGGGTGGCCATACATCGCAAGCATCATCAAAACACAGATGTTGAAGGCGACCCACACAGCCCGCACATATTTGGTATTTGGTCAATGGTATTCGGAGGAGTTAAGTTTTATAATCGTGCTGGCAAAGATGCTGACATGATCATGAAATACGGAATGAGCACACCCAAAGACTGGATTGAACGTAAACTTTATACACCCCATAGCCGCCTGGGCATTCTCTTAATGCTGGTTATAGACCTCGTGTTATTTGGGCCCTGGGGATTCCTAGTGTGGGGTGTACAAATGATATGGATACCATTCTGGGCAGCAGGCTTTATCAACGGTGTCGGACATTGGTGGGGATATCGCAATGGCGAAACCAAAGACCATAGTCGCAACGTAGTTCCGTGGGGTATCTTAATTGGTGGGGAAGAACTGCACAACAATCATCACTTGGATCCGGCCAATCCTAAACTAAGCCGTAAGTGGTTTGAGTTTGATATTGGCTGGATGTGGTTTAAACTATTTGAATCAGTAAAATTAGCGAAACTTAGAACATAAAGAAAAAGCCACCCTAGGGTGGCTTTTTAACAAGTAAAATTAATTACTTCTTAACGCCGCTATTAACAAATGCGTACATCTTTTCAGCAGTTTCTAGAACTTTTTCAAGTCCTGGATGCTCTGGCATACCAACTGTAGTAACGATCTGACCAGTCTTTTCATCGCGCTTGGCGGTCATTTCCCAGCCAGAGAACTTAACGTGAAAGTCATCACTGATAAGGTCTTTAGCCATTGCTAGAATATCTGTGCGGATTTCGTAGCCGTTCTTATTGAATTTTACTTCTGGTAGCTTTGGTGTTTCAAAATTTGACATAATAATCTCCTGTGTGTTAATGTCTGTTTGCATAGATACTTATTTTTCTCTATGTACTATTATATATGCTCTGTGATTGAAAAGCAACTTATTTTTTGAACTTGTTTACTCGTTCTTTAATAAGGCTTACCACTTCGTCACTGAGCACCACTTCATAGTGGTTGTACTCAACTTCCACTAATTCCATATCAGCATGATGTTTTTGACTGCTGATAGTTACTACTCCATCGTTGGCTTCGTGCATAAAAGGGCTTTGTCCTTTTACAGTCACAATGTTAGTCCAAGGATGCTGAATCTTAATCTTACTAGCCTGCTTCATTACCCAACTGCTAGGGCCTATATCACGCATCAGTCTGCTGAATGGCAAAAAGTATTGAGCATAATCCGCTACTTCAGCGCCACCATAGGGTGTGCTTAATGTTACAGCACCGTTAACAGCGGCAGGCATCGAGTTGGCTAAATGTAAACTGTAGATGCCACCCAAACTATGTGCAACAAACACTATATTCTTATAGTTCTGCAATGTGGACTGCATGTCTTTTAGGTTATTTTCAAACCCATTGCGACTGTCGTAGTTGATGTCTAGCCCTGTGCCCAGTTTACTCTTAATATAGTTGAAGCTCTCGCTTGTGGCATTTGCTCCGTGAATGTACACCAAGTTCATGCCAATATTTATCAGGTGTTGTACAGCGTCAAGCCATAGTGATGGCAATGAAAGCCAACATAAACATCAATACTGCTCCCATAATGGGTAGCACGATGTGTATGTGTTTGACCACTGATTCTACTGGATCATGCTCGTCCATTGTACACAGCTTTGGATTCTTCTATGCGACCTTGACGAGCAAGGCTAGCCGCATAACGTGCTTGGCCAAATGCTTCTAACCATGACCAGATGGTGTTGATGATTGTTTTCATAGATAATTCCCTTTTTGAGAGTAGTTGAACTCGCGAACATAGTTTTCGAGTTGAGCGGCATCGGTAATGCCTTTGTCTGCTAGATAAGCATCTAGACTTGATTGATAGCTGCTGCCTGGAAACATTTCACTCAAACGCTCTAGCATAGCCTGCATCTTTTCTGATAGATATTTCATTTTATTTCCTGTGTGTTAAACTGCAGAGACTCATGGTTTCTACTGAGTATTTAGTCACAAGAGATTACATTTTCATTAATATGAGTGTAAAATGTTAATTTTAATCTAAATCATTGATTGGGTAAATATACAGTGAGACTTTTTTATGAAAATTAAAACCAGATCAATATTACAAGAATTAAACGAGGTTGCGGAAAGGCGGAATACAGATGCCTTAATTGAAAGCCGCGCCACTAACATTATTAATTCTGCAATTAACCTGCTAGAAAGCATTCATAAACACTATGATGCAGAACAAGCAGACGAGTTAGAGCGCCGCCTAATAAACTCTATTAAAGGTGCTGATCCAGCAAAATTTGTACGTGGTATTCGTAAAATAGTAGAGACTCAAAAACAGAATAAAAAATTGGTAGAGAGCAATGAATAACGTATTACTAGAAGGCGGCAATGTGTTTAAAGGTGCTGACAAGCAGCCCCTGACACAGCGTATTGCCACTGCAGATGTAGAAAGCACAGTGGACTACATCGAAAAGATCACAGGGCTAGACTTTACCAAAGAAAAACATCTTGATGACAAGAAACCAGTTAAGTGGCTAGGAACTACCGGTCGTAAAGAAGATGCGGACGGCACGTTTGAAAAAAACAGTTCGGGTGATCTAGACTTGTCAGTAGATGCCAATGAGGTAGACAAGAAAGAATTTGCAGATAAATTGATTGCACAATTTGGCAAAGAGAACGTTAAACTCAGTGGCGACAACGTGCATTGGAAAACTCCAATCAACGGTGATCCTGCTAACGGATTTGTGCAAGCTGACTTCATGTTCTCAGCTAATCCCAAGTTTCAACAGGGAAGTATGATTGGCGGCTCGGGTGTTTATCGTGGCGAGCATCGTCATATTGTGTTAAGCTCAATTGCTCGTGCCCGCGGCATCAAGTACAGCCCTAAACACGGATTATTAAGTGCAACCACTGACGAGTTACTGCCAAATGGCAATGACTGGAATCAGATTGCCAAACAGTTACTAGGACAAACAGCCACAGTTAAAGATATCAAAAGTGTCGATAGCATACTAGACTATATTAAAAAACTACCCAACTACGAAGAATTAATTGCAGGTGCAAGAGAAACGCTAGGCAAGCAAGGTATCGAATTACCAGAGAATGTCATATCGTTTGAAAGTGCAATGACAGGAACCCCTGCTTGGTTCCGCAACATGATGAGTAAAATAAAATGAGAGCATACGAAATTTTAACAGAAGGTGTGGCAGGTCCCAAAAAGTGTTGGCCTGGTCATAGAAAAGTAGG